CTGGTGCGGCAGGGGGTGTGTACTACAATAGCGCAAACTCTGGGTATCATGCGTTTCAAGTAGGTGGTACAGAACGCCTCCGCATAGACTCATCAGGCAACGTGCTGGTGGGGAAGACTACTGCTGATAACACTACCGCTGGCACAACTATTTATGGTGCAGTAGCAAAAGGGGCTGCATCATTTGTTCGTGATGCTGGAAACACTTTAGTTTTAAATCGTTTAACCAGTGATGGAGAAATTCTAGCTTTCCGCAAAGACGGCACAACCGTAGGTAGTATTGGTGCTTATGATGGGCGACCTTATTTAGCATCTAGTACTGTTGGTATCCGTATATCTAACGCCCTATTCCCTTCTAATACCAGCGGTGTAATTACAGACGGGGCTATGAATATTGGTAGTTCTTCAGGGCGCTTCAAAGACCTTTACCTGTCAGGCAATGCCTATATTGATAGCAGTGTTCAGTACGGAGCAGGTGCCAATGCAGGAACTTTACAGAATTTAAATGTATCTATAGGAACTAGCGCAACTTTAGCTATAGACATGGGTGACGTGGTGACATCAGACAAAGGCGCAGGCTTTTACATGGTGACTATCGTGAGAACTGCTGGCTCTTTCGGCAGACACTTTGTAGGCATTTTCGGTGTTAATGGCAACTCTGTTAGCTTGTACGAAACATTACGCGTCAGCGGTATCACTGTAACCGTCAGCGGAACTCAGATCTTAGGGGCAGATAATAACAGCACTACTAGCTACGATGTTAACGCAATTCCATTAGCCGTGGATGCAACAGCATAGGAGATAAACTTAATGTCATACACAGAACAACAGGCAGCAGACTACCTTACTGCAAAATCACAAAGAGCTTTTCGCTATGCCAAAGAAGCTGATCCCATGATGGCTAAAGTTTTGGCTGAAGAAATAGATAAAAGCGTCTGGCTGGCTAAGAAGAATGAAATCAAGCAGAGCTTACCTTATCCTGAAGGTGTCGTAGGCTCTGAGATTGAACAGTATTGTATAGAAAACGAGCTACTTTAAGGGAACAACTGATGGCTACTTTCACTTGGACGATTTCAACCCTTGAACGCGACCTGATTGGCGACCTAGCGGGTGGGGTCATTGTGGCTCACTGGCGTTGTAATGCAGAGCAGACTCAAGGCTCTGGTGATGACGCTATCACCTTCCACGCCACGTCTTATGGAACAGCAGGATTCACGCCAGACCCTTCTGCTGAGGGCTACATCGCATACGACGATTTGACCGAGTCAGACGTTCTAGGCTGGGTGTGGGGTCAGAGTGAGAACTGGCAGACCAATATCGAAGACAGCCTGCAAGCACAGATTGATGGGCAGATCACTCCCGCCACTGCTGATGGAGTGCCTTGGTAATGCCATACGTAATTGATGTATTTAACATTATCACTGCTCTAGTTGCTCTAGCGTCAGCTATTGCAGCAGCAACTGATACACCTAAAGATGATGCTCTAGTAGCTAAGGCATACAAGATACTGGACATGATTGCACTAAACGTAGGTAAGGCTAAAGACTAATGAAGCAGGATCAGACGCAAACACTTGACTTGGCTTTAGAAGCACTAGAGAAGATAGCTCAACATGAGAAAGAATGTGGTGAACGCTGGGGTGAAGCAACTGCTGAACTTCGGCAGCTTAAAGAACTAGCTGCTGCCCATGCGTTGAAGTGGGAGCGTCTGGCTTGGCTTGTTGTTACTGTTGTGGTGACAGGTGCAGCCTCCGTGATAACAACAGTATTGACATAGAGAGAATATAAAGATGGCATATGGAGCATTTATGAACCCACCTCCGTCCGGTGGTACAGGTATAGGCGCAGATGTTTCTCCAGCAGGTTTAAGCGCTTTTGATCGTGCTATTATGGGAGCAGCTACGCCTACAACAGGAAGCGGTGTTGGAGGATTCCTTGATAATCTTGGTAGCCTTGGTACATCAATAGGTAACTTCTTAGGTGGTGCTGGTGGATCACTGATAGGTGCAGGACTTAGCATTGATGAGCTTAACTCCTTACGTGATGTAGCTCAACAAGCATCTGCGGGTATGGCTGAGATTGGTAGAACTGGTGCAGAAGCAGCAGCCTTCAAACCCTTCACTGTCTCTACTGGCTTTGGTGGCGTAAGTACCACACCTGAAGGTGGGTTTGCTACTACACTAGACCCACAGCAAGCTGCACAACAACAGCAGCTACAAGCTCTCACAGGCACCTTACTGGGCGGTATGGGAGCAGTAGCACCAGATGTATCAGGTATCCAAGAACAGGCTCTAGGGAGCGTAGGTGGCTTCCTAACGGGTGCTATGGCTCCTATGGCACAGAGAGAAGCTGATGTCTATGAGCGCATTAGAGCTACTCAACGCCCTGAAGAGCAACGTGCCCAGCTTGCACTAGAAGAACGTCTAGCTTCACAGGGACGTACAGGATTACGTACAGCTATGTTTGGTGGTTCTCCTGAGCAGTTTGCTTTAGCACAAGCACAGGAAGAAGCTAAGGCTAGAGCATCTTTAGGTGCGCTAGGACAAGCACAAGCAGAGCAAATGCAACAAGCAGGACTTGCTGAGAGTATGTTTGGTCTTGGCGGTAGAGCAGCAGGGTTGCCACAAGCACTACAAGCAGGACAGTTAGGTAACATTGGTCTTGCACAGGCTGCACAGTATCTACCTGAGCAACAGCTACTTGCTTCACTGACTCCCGGCATACAGCTTGCTAGTCTTGCTGATCTTGGTCGTAGACAGGGTGCTGGTTTGTTAACTGAAGCAGGCGTATCTGGGCTAGAGGATATTGTAGGTGCTGAACAAGCTAGAGCAGCTAATCTAGCACAAATCTACAGTGCTTTACTGGGCGCTCAAGGACAACAAGCGGCTGCTTCAGCAGGCGGTATTAGCTCAGGCATAGGTGGCTTGTTTGGTGAGATAGGTGACGTAGGCGGTAGTATTTTAGAGCTATTAGGAATCAGTTAAACATGGGTATTTTAGAAAGAACAGGCGTACTAGATCGCTACAAAGTATCTCCTACTCAAGGAACTTCTGGTTTGCTTACAGGTCAGCCAGCGTTAAGTCCGTTTGCACAGCAAGCCTCTAGGCAGATTGGCGGTGCGCTGGGGTTGGACATGAGGACTCCGCAGGAGAAAGTACAGCAGGAACTAAAGTTAGTTAAAGACCCTTTGTCTCCTGAAGGCTTACTGCAACGCGCCCAAATTATTTCTGCTAACTCTACTGACCCTAAGTCTTTACAAGTAGCTGCTGCTTTAGCCGCTGAAAGTAAACGACTACAGACAGCACAGACTAATAAAGAAAGAGCAGCGCAAGCAAGGACAAGTAGTGCAGAATGGTTAGCAGAGAACGCTCCAGAGCTTTCAGACCTACATGATAACTTTGCGCTTACAAATGAAGCTGTTGCTAAGATGGCAGAAAGCAAAGTAGTAAGAGAAGCCGCAGAGAAATTAGAAACAGCAGGTAAAAAACCAGCTAGAAGGGGTAAAATATCCGTTGTTAGGACTTTTAAGTTGCCTAAAGAAGAAGAAGAAAAGCTAATTAGACAAATAGATAACGGGGACTTTGATGACATCTCTGTACAGGATTTAGAAGACAACTTTGATGTTCCACTTGCAGAAGCTACAATTAAAAACTACATAGTTTATAATGATATAAATGACCCATCTAAAGGCACTAAAAGGATAGCCTTACGTACTGATAAATACGGCAGGGTACATAACGGAACAGATTTTGTTTCGCTTAGACAGGCAGGTGTTAGAGAAGAAGCAGGCGTAGGTAAAGAAGCTACTGAGCCTACTCCAGCAAAAACAGGGGAAGCATTAAAAGGTTCTTTGTTAGAAGTAGCTCAAAATGCTTATACAGCTATGTCTGACACTTTAAGTGGTTCAACTTTAGAGCGTTTAGCTACAGGAGTAGCAGCGGAAGCAGGTTTACCTACTGAAGATGCAAATAAACTTCAACAGCAAAAAAGAGTGCTTATAACTACTTTTGGTCGTGGTCTATCAGGAGCAGCTATTCCTAAAGATGAAAGACCAGAATGGATAAAGTTAACTACGCCAACACTAAGAGAACTTATAACTCCAGAAGCTCTTGTTATTAAGATGGCTTCTAATCAGTATATTTTAGACAAGGCTTTACAAAAAGTTGAAGGAACACAAGACTTAACACCTGAAGCTATTGCTTTTACATCTCAAGGGGCTGATGCAGCCGTTTCTAAAGCTACGGATGTTATGTCCAGACCTTTCTCTGAGGAAGAACTAAAAGCTATAAGAGAAGGTAGAATAAACGATGCTGTATCGTTAAGGCTGTATGGTAAACCTGCTGGAGGAGCTAAAGATAGGTCTGAAGAATCAAGAGAAGAAAGACTAGCTCGTATCAAAGCACAGTATTAACAGGAATCTTAAATGTCTCAAGCACAAATAAAAGAGTTAGAAGACTTACTCCTCAGAATGGATGAAAACAATGCTTCTTCTGAAGATATAAGATTTATTGTATCAGAACTAAATGCTCTAACTAGCGTAGAAACACCAGAGACTCCTGCTGCAAGAAAACCTAGAGGCCGTGGTGAGATAGCTCAAGCTAAAAAACAAGAGGCTATAGACAATGTAAGTCAGCAGGCTCGTATTGACCCTATAGGTACTTTAGGAGCTATATCCCAAGGTGTTAACAAAGGTGTATTTAACCTTCTGGATCTTCCTGGTGATGTAGTTAATTTAGCTATTGATGGAGTTAACTCATTAGCAGGAGGTTCTTACATCCCACCACAGATGAATGTAACTGACGCTGTTGATTTGGCTACTGAATGGCTCACAGGTACTCCTGTTGTCACTGCTGCTGAAGCACCTATAGCTGAGATTGACACTGCTTTTGAACGTATCCTTAGTAAAGGTGCTGAGTACGCCACAGAAGGCGCTGTGGGCGCTGCTCTTGTAGGGCCAAGGTTAGCTAAAGCAGGCGCTACAATGCTTGGAGGTAGGCCAGTAGCCCCAGCAACAAGAGAAGGATTATTAGGCACTACAGCAGGCATAGGTGCTGGAGTAGCTAGGGAAATAGCTCCAGAATCAGCAGGAGGAGAACTTGTAGGTGCCTTAGTTGGAGGCTTTACTCCTTCCGCTGCTAATAAGCTAAAAGAAGTTGTTGTAAAACAAGCTGAAGATGCTTATTTGCCGCTTACTGAAGCAGGTGTTTACAGACGTACAGCAGAGACAATCCAAGAAGTAGCTACTGACCCTGAAACTGCTATCTCTAACATAGAGCGTAACAGGTTAATTTTAGAAGATGCTGGTATTGACCCCAGCACAGTAACTACTGCACAGCTTGTAGAAGATCCTGCTTTATCAGCAACATTAAGAGCATTATCTTCTGAATACAATGTTGTTAACAACGCTATTGCTAGAGGTAGAGCAGACAACACCCAGCTTATTGTTACCAGCTTAAAGAAAGAGATACCTCAGTCAAAGACAGGTGTTGATGTAGTTACTTCCGCTAACAAGTACGTTACCAGTGCTGTTAATGACTTAAATGACCAGATTGATTTAGCTAGAAATGAGCTAGACAGGTTACAGGGAGAAGGTAGAGACTTTGCTACTGACGAAGAATCACTAAAGTTTGTAGCAGCCACACAAGAAGCCTACGAAGCAGCTAAGAAGACTGAGAATGAAATGTGGTCTGCTGTTGGCAAGAAAGAACCTTTAGACTTACAGCCGCTAAAAGCATCCATAACCAAATTAGAACGTGCTGCACGTAAAGAAGCTATCCCTGACGCACAAGTTCCTTCAGGTATCTACAAGCAAAGAGCTAAGATGGGCACTAAGAAGGTAGACGGTAAAACTGTACAGCTAAGAAATGACTTTGGTTTCCTAAGCGGATACAGAAGCTCTGTTCTACAGGAGATGAGAGCAGCTAGAGCAGCAGGGGAAAGTAACAAACTTAGGCTATTAAGTGAAGTAGAGAAAGAGATAGCTAAGTTTATTGACAAGGCAGGTAGCAAAGATGCTTACAGGGCTGCTTCTGCATACACTAGGTCTATCAGAGATAACTTTAACAAAGGCACTATTGGTAGATTACTGCAAGTTAACGTAGACCAAGAGGCTAGGTTAGCTCCTGAAGCAGCCTTAGAAACTATAGTTAAAAGAGGCGGAAAAGGCGCGGCAGAAGCTGAAAGAGTGCAGCGTTTAGCCACAGGAAGAACACCTGCAGAAGTTCAACTACCTGCTGCTCCTGCTACGGCAGAGTTAACTATGGAAGCTCTACGTGACAAGTTCTATGGAACTACACGTAAAGAGTCTTTCTTCAAAAACTATGGACCTATGTTAAGGCAGTTTCCAGGTTTAAGCACAGAGCTTAAAACTGTATCTGATGCTATTGAAACTGTAGCTCAAGACATAGCCAGCAAAGAAGGTAGAGTAGCTTCTTTAACTGATAAAGACAAAGTATCTGTAGCTGCGTTACTTAATGCTGACCCTGAAAACATTTATCCTGTTGTAAGCGGAATGACTAGGGATGATATACGCAGACTCAATCAAGTTATTAAAGTAGACGGAGTAGAGGAAGGGTTACAAGCAGTAGTATTAGAGGAGTTTCTAAATAAACTTAGAACACGTACAGCCTCAGACTGGGCTGAAGGTTTTAAGTCTTTAGATTTTGTTATAGAAACAGATTTAGGTTTCAAGAAACTGTTTGAAGAAGTGTTAACACCCGCACAGCAAGCGTCTCTACGTAGGTTGGATAAGATAGCTGAAATTTCTTTTAAAGATCCTACTAAAGGGTTTACTGATAAAGAGGCTGCTGAAATAGCTGCTAGTCCTCTTGTGGAAGGTTTAGCTTCTATGTTAGCTCTTAACATTACAGCTAAGTTTACTTCAGGTGCTGGTGCATTGGCGGTAGCTAACAGGTCTTCTAAAGCTGCTAGAGATGTTCTAAGTAAGGTAACCGGTACACAGTCTCAAAGACTACTAGAACAAGCTCTGTTAGACCCTGATGTACTCATAGGGCTACTAAAAATACAAACTAAAGCTAAGACTCCTGAAGCAGCCGCTAATCAAATTAGAGCGTACTTACTTACGGCTGGTGTAGATGTAGGGCAGGAAGCAGAAAAGGCTCCAGAAGTAACTGAGGAGCCTGTAATGCGTAATGTTCCTATGGGGGGTCAAGGTTCTAGGCAACAAAGACAGGCAGGAATGTTAACAGGACAGTAAAGAAAAGGGGGCATTGCGCCCCCAAGTCTTCTCAAGCTACATTAGCAAACTTAACCTTACCAACGTCACCACGTAAGCCAGCCTTCATGTAGGTAGTTGCACGTCCTTCAAAGAAGTTCTGATGCTCTACACCTAACACATCATCAAGCCAGTTCAGTGGATTGTCCTTTACTTCATAGTTAGGTTTCAAGCCTAGCTGTAGTAAACGACGATCAGCAATGTACCTGATGTACTGCTTCATCTCTTCTTTGGTTAAACCAGTAATATCACCCTGCTCAAACACTAAGTCCAAGAACCTATCCTCTAGGTCAACCATCTGGCGGCAAGCCTTATAGATTTCTTTCTTGAAAGAGTCTGTCCATATGTCAATATTCTCTTGAATAAACTCCCGGAACAGCTTAGTCATTGCCTCTACGTGTAGAGATTCATCACGTATACTATAAGTAATAATCTGCCCCATCCCCTTCATCTTACCAAACCTTGGGAAGTTTAGAAGGATGATAAAGCTACTAAAGAGTTGTAGTCCTTCAGTAAAACCTGAGTAGATAGCCAAGGCTTTTGCAATAGCACGTCTATCGGGAACAAGTGAGCTTGTAGCAGCCTTTTCTGGAAGCTTTACAGAGTTTATATAGTCATGTTTAGCAGCCATAGCCTCATACTCTGCAAAGGCTTTGTACTCTACCTCTGGCATTCCTACGGTGTCCAGCAGCAAGCTATAGGCGTGCTGATGTATGGACTCCATATTGTTAAACGCACCCATCATCATACGTGCTTCAGGCTTCCTAAAGATACGCATGTATCTATCAACGTATCCATTGCTGACATCTACATCAGACTGTGTGAACAGACGGAAGATCTGAGTTAGTAGATTCCTTTCTTCATCAGTCATTGTCTGCCAATCTTTTACATCATTGTGCAGAGGTACATCCTCTGGAAACCAGTGCATCTGGTTCTGTTGTGAGTAGTAGTCAAACATCCAAGGATGGTCAAATGGTTTGTAATAATCTCTAGTTGATCTTAAACTCAAGCTGCATCTCCCTCTTTGATAAAGACACCATGACTGTTCATGTGTCCCTTGCGATCTTTAATATCATCATACGCTACCTTCAGGCATTCCTCTAAGGTAGTGTCATTCATTATGGCTAAGGTGTTTAACACCACCAAGCAGTCACCAATGTCATCAGTCACATCACGCTGTTTGGCTATGTTATCTCCTAGCTCTCCCATCTCAGACACAAGTTTAGCGAACTGTGCTAAAGGTGTGCTGTTGTTAAGTATACCACGCTTCATTGCCCATAGGCTAATCAGGTGTATTAATTCATCACTCATCTATAGAATGTCCTGCCATAATTACTGCTTGCTTGAATACTTCCACCAAGTAGATGGTCTCCTTCAAGTCCATAGACTCTGTAGCTTTAGCTGTCAGAGCGTCATCTTCAGTCCACCCTAGTACCAGTACGTGATTAAACTCACCCTTACAGTCCTCTAGTACCTCGTCAGCGGTTGCCTGTGTAGGCATTAGGTTAATTACATTACTCACTAAAGTGTGTCTCCAGTACAATCAGTTTATCTTCTGCTTCAGCAATCTTCTGCACCAGCTTGTCCATAGTCTCAATCAAGTTACCATGCTCACCTACAGCCACAGGATTGTCTAGGTAGTTCTGCACCTCTGCCTTGTACACGTCTATCTCAGCGTTGTACAGGCGCTTCATGGCGCTAATCTTTGGATCTATCATAAGTTTTCTCCAATAGTTTTTTGTTTCTCTTTAGGTATTCTTTGAAGCTCAAAGTACCTGACTTTTCCACATAAGCTGCCCACTGTTGTAGGCAGTATGTGTTGAACTTATCCTTGTCATCCTTCACAGGAGAGACACTCCCCATCCTCTAAGTTGATCCTGGGTATCTTGATGTTAACATTCTCTGTATTTCTAGCCGCTGTAGTTCGCAGGTAATACATAGATTTGAGTTTGTTAGCTCCTGTCCAATGTACGCTATTAACATACTCCAGATACTCATCGTGGATCTCCTGTGGTGCTGTAGCTGGTGGCGGCTCAAAGAACAGGTTTACTGACTGTGCTTGGCAGACGTACTTCTGTCTTTGGTAGGCGTGTTCAATGACCCAAATTTGGTTAAGTTCAGGCGCTGTAGGTCTTTAACAGAGCCTTCAGCAGCAGCAATATCTTTCCACGTTTTCTCTGTGTTGGTACCTTTCTCTTCAAGTAGTTTCTCCAAGTATTTGTTCTTGACTTTGTATGAGCCTGTTAAAGTTTTGTGCGTAAATACGTTAGCCCTTGTAGGCTCAATAGAAGGACTTGTTCCACCGCATATAATACTACTACTAGCATTAGGGGCAATAGCAAGCAGATGGGAATTACGACGGCCACTACCAGCCATGTCAGGAGCCTCCCCACGGTCTCTAGCCAGACTTCTGGAAGCCATCTCAGATCTTTCTTTGATTGTCTTAAACGCTCTATTGTTGAAGCTGGAGGCGTACATTCCCTCAAAAGGGATTCCATTACGTTGAAGGTAACTATGAAAACCCATCGCTCCAAGACCGACCGCACGTTCTCTATATGCGCTATAAGCGGCTTTTGTAAAGCCTGTTTTATCTTCTCTAACATACTCTCTAAACTCCTCTATGCTATCTGCTGACACGTTCATGCCTGTGTCTATCATAGCGTTGTCAATAAAATGTTCAATGATGTTATCCAACATGTTAATCATGTCAAAGATAAACAGTTCATCGTCCTTCCACTCATCAAAGTATTCTAGGTTAACACTAGACAAGCAACACACTGCTGTGCGATCCTCACTGGTTGGTAGTGTGATCTCAGAGCATAGGTTACTCTGGCGTACCTCCAGCCCCATGTCCTTCTGTGGCTGCGGTAGAGCCTCGTTACAGCGATCTAGGTTAACAATGTAGGGTTCACCTGTCTCTGCTCTGGTGTGTACTAGCTGCCACCACAAGTCCCTAGCGGATACAGTCTTGACTGCCTGCTTAGACTTAGGGTCTATAAGTCTCCACTGATCATCAGACATGACGGCGGCCAGGAACTCGTCTGTGATTGTAATTCCATTGTGAAGGTTAAGGCACTTACGATTAAGATCGCCCCCAGTAGTCTTTCGCATAGCGATAAACTCTTCCACTTCTGGGTGACTGATGTCCATATACGCTGCATAAGATCCTCTCCGTGTTACGCCTTGGTTAAAGGCAAGCATTTGACTGTCTACGACATGCATGAAAGGTATGCTACCAGTAGACTGACTACCGTTAGCAGTTGAAACGCCATTACTTCTAACAGCACCCCAATATCCACCCAAGCCTCCACCTCCACTTGCCAACCATATGTTCTCATCGTAGTGATCAGAAAGACCACGCCTTGAATCAGGAACATAATTGAGAAAGCAGCTAATAGGTAAACCACGAGTGGTTCCCCCGTTACTAAGTATAGGAGTGCTAAAACCGAACCAGCCCTTGCTTGCGTAGTTATAAAGGCGCTGTGCAAGATTGTAGTCAGTATGTCCTTGATACGTTGCACCATAGACCGACGCTCTGGCAAATGCTTCTTGGGCATGTGTCTCATCTCCCCAGAAATATCTATCCTTCAGTGTCTCTAGTGAGAACACATTAAGGTTTTCTTCTCTGTCATAATCAATCTGGATACCTAAATAATCCTGTACGCCTACCTTACTTGTCACTAGGGTGCTCCAGCATGTAACTAATCAATCGTTCTTCGTACCACCTAGCTTTACGTAGGTCTTCAATAGGACTCTTCTTGTATCTAAAGCGCCACATGTACTTCAGGGCATTGCCACGCAGGTACCCAATGTACTCGTCGTGATTGAGCATACCCCTGATAGCGTCAATACACTCTATGCTACCAGTGTTGTAATGCTCTGGCCGGTGTACATTGTCGTGCTTATAGTCTCCGTACACTGGGTGGTCGTTAGGCTCGTTGTCCTCATCATAGATACGGTTCCAAGCCTCCGCTATACTCGCTTTACTGTTGCGTAGTTTATTCCACTCTTCTGGTGTTGCGTTATCAATACTCATCTTGTTCTACCTCTACTTCATCTTCATCTACTTCGGCTTCAAACACCTGTAGACGGTTAATAAATTTATCTTCAAACCTATCCAGCAGCTCTTCAGAACTAATGTCCAGGGCTTCCAGTAAGTCTTCAGCGTCATAGCGTTTAAGGATACGCTCTATTACTTCATCCATTGTTAGTGACATGATCTACATACTCATCAACTGTGTAAAACTCAAAACCTTCTTTGTGGCACCACTGTCCCATCGTAATCTTAGAACCTTTCCTGACCTTCTTGTTAGGGTCTGACAGGACAAAGATTAACTTGAT